TCTTTTAAATAGAGATAAACCAGTATACGCAGAAACTGCTAACGTATAAATATTATGGCACTTAAATCAGGAACCCCCGTAAATCTTTCTGCACTTCGCCAAGATTACTCAGCACTTCCACAGATAGCTGCTGTAAAAGCTCAGGCTAATCAACAGTTGTTTAATACTATTAGCCAAGGCATAGAAAAGCGTAAGCAGAAGAAAATAGATGCAGACGAAAAAGCTGCTAACATTAGAGTTATTGAGCGTGTACTAAAGTCTCCTTTAGGGGAAAGAGTATTTGGTCAAGATACTCCTAGTGCTGAAGATGTGTACTCTTCTATGGGCAAAGGTGGGCAAGGAGAACTTGTTAAGTTGCTAACCACTATGCAGAATGCTGAGATGGCTCAAACGGAAGAGCAGCGCAGGTTGGAAATTCTTAGAATGCAGCAACAAAAAGAACAAGCTCAAATTCTTAATAGTGCTATTGAAGCAAAGCTGTTATCAAGGGGTATGAAAGAAACAGGATCATTATCTTTTGATGCAGATATGTTTAAAAATACTGCTATAGAATTTGGAGTTCCTCAAGACAGAGTAGAAGCAATTGGTGCTAGTCTTATGGAAAAACGAAATGCTCTTGGAAGACAAAAGATAGATCAGTTTTCTAAGGAGGATCCAGCTTTTAGAGATTATTTAACTGCTTTATCTAATCTTCCTAAAGATACAACAGAGCAATTAAACTTGATGGATGATCCTAAGCTTTTAGCTTTTCCAGGATTGGCAATTGCTAAAGGAATATACAATTACATTGTAGGTAAAAAGGAATTTGAAGCAGGTCCTTTTGATCTTGAAAGTATTGAAAAGTACAATCAAATTCTTAAAGAGAATCCAGAAATGCTTCAAGCTGCTGGCGTACCATCTCAAGTTGAAGAATTTATTGGATTAGGTAGGCTTTCTGAAAGAAAAGCTCCTGATGAGAAACTTACATTGCGAGATGGTACAACGGTAGAAAAGAGAGATTCAAATAAACCTGTTTCTGAAAATAAACTTGTTCCCGAAAAAACTAATAAAGAAGATAGAAGTATTTTAGAGGAAAAAAGAAAATCTTTAGAAGAAAAATATATGGGAACCTTTTAATTATGGCGTACTCAAAAACAAAACCAGGTAAATCTAGATTCAATCCTAAGCCAGCTCCTGAGGGCAAGAGGCAATACAACAAAAAGGGGGAGCTTGTTCGCAAGCTACGAGCTACTGACTACGGCCATACGTTTGGCCCTAAGACTGGACGTAGGCGTTCTTCTGTTACCAGAGGGCCACTGAAGAGTGTAGAAATAGTTAAAGACGAAAGAAAGCCCAAGAAAAGATCTTTTATTCCTCAAGCTATTGGGGGGCACGGATTGTTCAGAATGTTTCGTCGAAAGAAATAATGCCAGACTACGTATTCAGGTCTAGGGACGGGCAAGTAAAAAGAATATACTCGCCTAAAGATCTTAGCAAGGAAGAAATGGAAGAGGTGGGATACCATCTCTTTGAAGACATCTCCATGACTCCTAGCGATCTTATTCGTGGTCGGATTGCTAATGTCAGTGACATGGCATATTCCATGGGAGAGTCTTTAGTAGATTTTTTAAAAAGAACTACTGAAGCTCAGGGGTCAACACAGTCTTATGGCGTAGGTCTTGGGCCTGTTCCCAGGCAAGTTATTAGAGAACTAGAACCAGAGTACGAAGAAAATTATCGTCTTGCTGATTTAGAAAACAAAGCAGATTTAAAAGAAATATCAGATTCATTAAGAGAATCCAGAATAGAAGCTAGGGAAAAAGTAACTGCTCCGATTCCTTTGCGTGTTCAAGAAGACTTTGCTTATCAAGCTGTAGATGCTATCGGTCAATTAGGAACGCAGTTGGCAGGAGTAGGTCTTGGAACTTTAGCTGCTGGCCCAGTGGGTGGTGCTGCTGTTTTTGCTGGTAGTACTATTCCACTAGGGTATACAGTCGGTAAAGATGATTACTACAGAAGTATAGATAAGACCCCATCAACTGCTACACCCGAAGAGCAAGATACTGCTGAAGCTGTAGGTGCTATTAACGGTATAAAGACCTACGCTCTTGAGAGAATTGGTATTAAAGGAATACAGAAAGTATTTCTTAAAAATAAAGAGATAAACAAAAAGCTTTTTAAATTAGCAGAAGAAGGGAAACTTACTACAGATTCTTTTAGAGATATTGCTAAGGATGTAGGATTTGCTACTTTTCGTGAAGGCTTTACTGAAGCTGCTGATGAAGCTAGTTTAAATATTATTGCTAACAGTTTATTTGGTTACGATCCTGAAAGGAAAACACTAGAAGGAACTGGAAGATCATTTGCTCTTGGTGCAATTGGAGGTGGTGCTTACAGTACTATATTTTCTGCACCTAGAATAGCTAGGGAAGCTGGTGTAGTAGCTAGGCAAGCTGCTGCTGTTCCACTAAAGGCTATCAGTAATGCCAATAAAACAGTTTCTGGTATAAATAAATCCTTAGCTAAGGGAACTTTAAAGGCTAAGGACATGGTAAAAAATGCACCTCTTACGGCTAAGGTTCTTGATGGGCTAATGGAAAGGGGTATAGATGTTAGCAAAATTACTGAGACTATATCTAAGAAAGTTGTTCCAGTTACCAAGGACTCTATAGAAGCCTTAAAGAACAACGAAATATTTAAAAAAGTTAAGTCAGTTTTTGATGATGTAGCTAGACCAATAGAGTCAAAGATTTCTTCTATCAATGAAAACATAGGAAGAATCCTTAAGAATTATAGCTACGATGAAGGGAAAAGAAAAGATGACTTTTCTAAAAGAGTAAGTCCTTTTGTTGAAAAGCTAAGAGTAATTCAAAAAGAAAACCCAGAGGATTATAAACTAATTAAAGAGGGTTGGCACAAGACTAATAACGCAGAAGCCCTTGCTCCGTTAATGGAGAAGTACAACCTTACTCAGGAGTTTCAATCGTTTAGACAAGCGTTGGACTCTATACTTGTAGAAGCTAGAGCTGAAGGAGTTCGCGTAGGAGAGATAGAAGATTACTTGCCCAGGTTTGTAACTAACTACGAAGGATTGATTAAGTCATTAGGCATTAAGACTGATGAGAACTTAATGGAAATATTCCTTAAGCGTAGGAAGAATCCAGAAGAAGAAGTTTCTTTAGATGAAGCTGCTGAGTTCTTGGAGAGATATATCCTGGAACAGCTTAAGGGTTCAGGCAAGGATCAGTACAAGGGTATTGGAACTAATCCTCAAAAGAACAGGATCATAGATAATGTTTCTACTGACAATGTACAGTACTACGCTGATCCTATCGAAGCAACTATTGCTTACGTAAACAGACTTGCTACTTCAGTAACTGACAAGCAGTTCCTGCGTGGATCTAATGAACTAGATCGTAATGAATTCAGGAACATAGAAGATAGCGACACCCTCGAAGAGGAGTTTGAAAACGCTTCCACAATAAATGTGCGTAGTGTTTACGATGAAGATGTTAATGCTAGACTGTCTCCTACTGTTGCTCCAGATGAAGATGTTGACACTAGGATGCGAGGGAAGGTTTCTCAGAATGGACTTCCTTTAATCATGGAGGTTCCTCTTAATGTTGATGGAGTTCCTATCAGATTTGAGTCCAATGTAGATAAAGCTTTGTACGTTTTTAATCAGTTTAAACAAGCTAAAGAAGATACTTCCTTAAGGCTTTACCTTAAAAGGCAGCTTAAGCTGAAAGAAACCAGAAAAGACAACAGACAAATGGGGGTTAAGGGCAAGGAGATTGCCGCCACTGTTAATAAATCTAGCAAAGAATTTAAGAAGAGGGCAAAAGAAGATCCTTCAATATTGCCTAAAACTTTAGCCCGTGGTAAACTTATACAGGCTTTAGTAGATGAGGTCGCAGAAAAAAGATTAGATGCTCAGGGAACTAAAGAAATACTAAGAATTCTTAGAGGTGCTTTTGTTAAGACTGGTAAGTACAGCGAAGATGCTGGCGTAGCTTTTGGTAAGAAAGATTTTGCTGATTTTTCTAGGGGTATAAAAAGTTTTACAACTCTAGCATTTCTCAGCTCTCCACTTAGTACTGTTACTCAGCTTGGTGACTTTGCTTACAACTTGTTTGAAAATAAACAGGGAGCATTCCAAGGTGACAAGGATGTACAGTTTGATCTAAGCGATATTAACCTGGCGACTAAGGCTACTGGCTTTGAGTTTAGTTCAGATGGAACTATTCCTGGAAAGCTACAGAAGGCTATAGACTTTATGTTTAACGCTATTGGTTTTCGTCAGCTTGATGAAGGCTTGAAGGCTAAGTTCCTTAACAGCACGTACAATCGCTTTAAGAAGCAGTTAGGTGACGGGGCATCTGAAAGTTCTTCTAAGGTCTTTGACGAGATCTCGGGGCTAATGGGACCAGAAAGAGCGCAGCAGGTAGTGGATGATATACGGGCTGGCAATAAGTCAGACATTGTAGCTGAGTTGTTGTTCTACAAGCTGTCGAACATTGCTCCTATTACTAAGTTCGATATGCCGTACTGGTACCTTAAGAATCCTAACGTAAGATTCTTGTACGCACTGAAGAGCTATACCATTAAGCAGCTCGATTACGCTAGGCGTAACGTGTTCAAGAAGATATTCTCAGGCAACGAGGATGAGATGCAAGAGGGCCTACAGAATCTATTCCAGATGCTGATGTCTCTTATGATTGCTAATGCTCCTGTTGAATTTATACACGCTTTCTTACGCAAGGGAGATCTACCAGCAATGTCTGATCTTACTACTGAAAACTTCTGGAGATTGCTAGGTCTGAACTCTTACACTGGCATGATAGCCAAGAGAGATGGCGTAGGTACGGCAGCTATGGGTATGGTCACTCCCCCACTGGTTAGCTTTGGAGATGCAGTATCTAAGGATCTGTTTAACTTTGCACCACCTGTACTATCACCTGAGTCAAAGTCAGTAAGGTACATACCTATTGTAGGTAGAACTATCTACGACTGGCAGGACGCATTCAAAGAAGAATAAAAAAAGGGCAGCAGGTTTTTAAGCCCACTGCCCTTCGCTCGGATGGGCCGCTGGAACGACACGCTCTGCAAGAAGCCGAGAACAGAGTAGGTTACTCTGTATCGGGTGGGGATTCTTCGGGATCGGAAGGAGTGCTGTCTTCTGAAATTTCTGAGCTTTCTTGAGAACGTTCTGCGTTAGCAACTAGAAACGCATGAATGTTATCGCGAACCTGGCCTACTGTTGAAAGATCTTTGCCCTCAAAAGCTCCACGATTAGAGGCTACGTCAATAATGTTGACGACAAGTGCAAGATCCTGAAGTGAGATAGTGATTTCTTGTTCCATATTTTTATAGTTTCACAATAAGTTATTTTTGTCAAGCACTTTGAATCAGCTCCCTTATCAGAACTCTGTACTTCTCTTTTGTCTGAGGTCGTTTAGCTCTCTTGATCCTACGCCTGTACTCTCGGACTACCTTATCTGTGTCTGTTCTGTGCTTAGGATGGATAGGATTTTCTGAGTAATCTTTACCCCAGTACTCTATGATAGCAATGAGGACATCCTCATAAGAGGCTCCCAGAGGCCGTATAAAGCGTTTGTACGCATTCCATACCTTACCCTCGAATGAATTGACTTCACGCTGTAGAACGCATCTGACGTGTCCTGAGACATGATCGTGGTCTAAGACCGCATCTTTGATCTGCAATCCTGTAATAGGATCTCTTCCCCCTTGTCTGGTTAGGAGTTCCTTCCTGAATGATTTGATCTCGGACTGTTTAAGCTTGTTCATGTTGGATTACTACGGCAAATCTACCTTATACCCGTTTTCTAATTTATAAATCCATAACTTGGAGTATACTTCTACCTCCATGTTGTCCCATAAATGTCTCAATAGATCCTTTCTGAGTTTTTTATTGTTAGGCAAAATGTACCTCTCGTATCCATCTCTATATCCAAAGTCAACATATTGTCGCATATCGTTAAATTCCCGAACTTCGCAAAAATCATTAGGCATTACTCCCATTGAAAGAACGTAACCAAAGAACTTTTCGTCTCCTACTTTTAGAAGGGGCCATTCTTTTACCTCAAGCTGTTGGTAAATTAGTTCTGTGTTTCTCATCAAATTGTCTAAGGTCTCTGTTTCTCATTTGAAGATTGTCTAACTTATTTCTGAATGAAGGATCGTCAGGATCTTGTGTTCCTGGAGGAAAGTGTAATGCCGTTCTTCTGAACTCTATAGTTGGCATCCACCCTAGTAGCCAGATTAGCTCTAAGTCTTTTCTAACCCTAGCAAATACGTAAAAGTCGCAGTCTTGTTCGAATCTTCTTTCAACTGCTACCCATTGGTGAGGCTGTGGAACTTGCCATCCACCCTTGCTCTTTACGTCTACTCGCTTCCCATTCTTTGTCAGAAGATCGTAGTTGTACGTGCTGGCAATCTGTAGTCCGAACTTATCAGCGTAAACAATCTCTGCTAGAAGCCCTCTAATGTTTCCACCACCCCTGAGCATAGAGTGTTTAAGCGATCCCATTTCTTCAGCTAACTCTTTAGCCTTATTTCTTTGGGACTCAGTTGTCTTTATCTCAATCAAAGCTTCAGCTCTTGACTGTACTTTTCCCAGCTCTGTACCTCTTCAACAACCCATTCAATGGATTCTTTATTGAGAACAGCTTGGTCTACTAGCTCGTGGATGAAGTCATTCTCTACTCCACCAAGTAGCCTAGTAATCTTAACGGATATTAGGTCTATCTGAGACTGGTGGTTTTGGGCCATTATAAGAAACTCTGTAGCCTCTGATACTTCACTGACTGTTAGTTTTTTCATAGTTCGTACATTGTCTCCTCTAAGAATCTCTGCATCCAGATCTCAAGAATCCGAATGGTTTCATTGGGCAGAAGAGATGACTCAGCGTACACGATCACAGTGTTATCATCGTCTATGTCTATTACCTTTTGGTGGAACATAGTGACTTCATCCATTAGAGTTTTCCCTAGCTCAGTCCTGCATACCTGCCTTGCTGGAAAAACGTGATAGCCTACTGGCATTAGATCGCCAGTAAATCCTCCACCTATCATAGGAGCTACGCTTTCCTTAACGTACCCTGAATCAGATGATAGCATTTCTTTCACCTGTAGTGCTAATTCTTTAAAATCTTCTTGAATCATTTTTCTAGGTAAAAAACCTCGACGTATCCTGGCTTTATTACATATCCTACTCCTTCTACAGCAGGAACAACAAGCTCCTCAAGCACTTCATCGAGCATCATGTCAACTTCATCAGAAGATACAGTGCAGGTTTTGTACGGGGTTTTAAAGGTAATCATATACCTTTGGTGACAATTATGGCAGGTTTCTTCTTTCATGGGTAATCAATATGGTTTTCTTTTTTTTCTTTAATCATTGCTAAAGCTATTGTACAGTATCCGATAATATCCTCGAAGGCATCCTCAACGTGTTCGTCTTCCACTGCTAGGGATTTAGTTTTGCAGAACGTCTGTACTCTCTTTATCTTATCTCCCATACGAACGCACAGTCCGATAAGAGGATCTACTCCGTACTCCCTAGCTTGCTCGAAGTTAGCGAAAGCATCAGTACTCATTGCGGTGTAGTCGTTGTTCTTGTCCTTTAGTACATTGGACATTTTAGAGAATAAATTCTTAGTGAATTCTTCGAACTTTTCTTTTGTCATAATTCCATTAAATAATTAGTAGCTACCTTACCGTGCTGCACTACTCCGCATCCTATAGCTGGATGAGGGCCGTACTTACCGTAAGCCATAGCGTAACTGTCCTTGTCTATCCCAGATCCTAGTTGCATACCGAACACCTTACACTTAGCTCCTGTATGCCACTGAACGTAGCACTCAGAGTGGTAGTGTCCCTGTACAACTGATTGCATATCCTGCTTTGCTCTTTGGATAGCTTTCTTACCATCGCCATGACAGTACACTACGTTGTCTATCGTAACGCTTTCAACGAACTCCCATCCAGGAGCTTCAAGAACTTCACTGTAATCTCTTACCCAGCGTTTAGATATTCCTGCTGTGTAAGCCTTACGATGGACTAGCCTATCGTGGTTTCCTATACAGACGTAAGCTTCAGGGAAAGCCCTGTACCACTTACCTATTCTCTGTATAGCCCTGTCTAGTTCTTCGCCAGCAGAGTAGCCATCGGGGTCTGTCTCGTGGTAGCTGCTGTAATGGTTGTCGATGACATCACCGATCAGTACAACTTTGTTGCATCCAGCTTTACGATCCACGTTCTTACAGAACCTGAGGTATTTGTCTAAGCAAAAAGGCTCATGCAAATCCCCGATGGCTAACACTTTTGACATACGCTATACAGAAAGTTTCTTAAACGCTAGTTCCTGAATAAGTACCCTAACTTGTTGAACCTCTATGTCAAGCGACCTGACTAACAACAGCTCAATTCCAGCGAGCGTAAGCTCTTCGGTAGTAAGTTCACGTACCTTTGGAGTTGGCTGGACTTCACCCTGGCTGTTAATGCAGGTTGTAGTGTCTTCCTTGAACTTGAACTTAGGTGGTTCATTCGTTTTGTACACCTTAACCTCGCCGTCTATGTACAGACTGGCATCAGTAGCGTACACCTCAGTCCCCCTCTCGTATTTACTGAGAGGAGAACCTTTGTATATGAGGCCGAAAGTTGAACCATCTTTACGCTCAAGCTGGAAGTTGTTAGCGGAGTCTTTGTACACCTGCTTAACAAGCTTCCCCTGAATCCATTTAGTTTCACTCATACTTACCACGGTAGATCATCGTCGCTATCGTCAGCAGCATTAGCTGTGACAGGAATGTTCTTAGGCTCTTGACCTTGCTGTTCAGCAGGAGTCATGGAGCGATTAGCCTTACGTTCCTCAAAGACAGATTGATTATCTTGGATGAAACGATTAACTGTGTCCACGAAGAAGTCGTTCTGCTTAGAGAAGTCGAAGTACGTCTTGTCCCCGATCTTAGCAGAATCTGCTTCAGGAACTCCAACGTACTTACCGTCCTCATAAGGGAACGCTGAAGCAACGTTAGCTCCACCTTGCTGCATCGTGATGTAGATAGGTACGATTGTATGCTCATTACCCTGTGGATCTTTGAACGTGTAAGCTCCCTTAGAGTTTATCCAAGTAGCTGCACTCAGGGGAGAATGAACAGAGATATTAGGAATTTTCTTAGCGATACCCTTGAAATCTACAGATAGCTTCCCGTTGTATTTGTCTTTCCATACAGGTACACTAAGTACATCTACTCCTTGATCGTGCTGAAGTCCTATGTTGAGAACTTCACCGTACATTCCGTTGTCGATGTAAACGGACTCGATATTACCGAACAGTTTATCCGTAGTGTACTGCCATCTCTCGCCAGGTGAAGGCTTAGTGTACTTGTGTAGTACCCTACCGTCATTGGCTTGCTCGTTGCTAATTTGGTCACGGCATTTACTCCAGTAACCCCCGTTTGTATTGTCTTTTTTCCAGTATCGTGTGTCTCTCATATGTTTTATTGGTTTCTTGTTATGTACTAGTAACTAAACTCGTACTGTTGATGGTGAAAAGAAGCGGAAACGTCGCTCCATATATCGTACATTTGCAGATCTCTGGATAATGTCAAGTCAGAGAACGATTTGATTCTAGATAAGGCTGTGTAAGTTAGACCTGGAGCCATAGGTACTTGCCTTGGTAGCTGTAAATGTACCTTGTTCAGTGTACTTCCTTGGCTGGAGTGGATCGTCATGCTGTACCCTAGCTGGATAGGGAATTGAATGTACTGACCCTTGCTCTCGTCGATAACCTTTTCCTCTCCATCCTCGACCGTAACCTTTGGCGTACTGTCTTGGTACTTCTTTGGCTTCAGATAAATTATGCTGTTGTCAGAATCCCTGTGGATTATCATACGGCTACGCTTATCAATTCCGTAGAACGTACCAGTGTCTCCGTTCACAATCCTTTGCGTAACTCCCATTACCTTGTACGTCATGTTTGCTTTCACGACTACACGACAGTACTCCTTCAAGTATATCTTCTCTTCGATGGGAAGATCCTTGTCCCTCTTCTTCTTGAACGATCCAGTTCGAGTGGCAGAAAAACACAATAGCCTTCCCTGTAAGTCATTAAGTTTTTTCTTATTGATCTCGTCACGTATCTTCCTGAGCGGAGTCAGTATAACTGCTTTACTATCAGGTGCTTGCACACGTGTATTCAGATAGTCAATATCTATTTTAGTCTGAGCACCTACTCTAATTCTGTTCAAGATGTTAGCCTCGATAGGGTTTTCCTGGCGTATCACTTTTGTAAGACTGACTTGGTGAAAGTCAGTGTTCAGTACATTGCTCTGGAATAATCCAAACGGAGCTTTGTAACCGTACCGTTTTAATGTACTAGCATCTCTGCCCTGGGCAACTGGTGGAAGCTGGCCGACATCTCCAACGCACAGAATCTTAGCTCCTCCGAATGGCTCGAAAGATCCACGAGCTTTACGTAAGGCAGCTTCGATGAAATCCAAGTGGTCACATCTTACCATCCCTATCTCATCTAAGATAATCCACGAGCAGTGCTTCAGAACTTCTTTTCGTTGTCCTCCAAAGTACCTGCAAGATGGATCGTTGAACCTCTGCCTGTGTACTGGCTGCTCCTTGAAGTTTGGATTGATTGGATGCGTAGACGGTATCCCGAACAGCTTGTGTATTGTACTGCCTCCAATGATTGTAGCTGCTCTACCTGTAGGTGCAGCCAGGATTGCACTACCGAATGTCTTTACTATCTCTTTTATTAAGAATGATTTACCTGTACCTGCTGATCCAAAGCATATCAGTCTACTGCCTTGTCTGCCAGTAAGCATACAGTCCATCACGTGTTGTTGTTCTATCGTTAATCCCATAGTTTAATCTCTCCTCTAATCCCTTAATAGATCGTTGTATCTGGGTACAATTAGCCCCTACAAGGGACTAACCATTCTATCCTTGATCCCTGTAATGAGTCAATGTAGAGCTGGTGCCTGAGAGGACTCGGTACGTCACTATAATCCTCTTTGGTCAGGCATTAGCCACCGCTTTCGCGATCCTTTTTACAACCAGACGGGCAACTTCTGGCAACCGATGTCCCTTGTACCACTAGGTACGCCTGATCTCAAGGCCAAGGGTGCAACTATCTTTGATGGTATTACTACCTGAAGAGAGAACTGGACAAACTTTCTTCATTTGTCAAGCCGCCCCTCCTTTTTGTACAGGTAATCGAAGATCTTCCTTAGCTCATCTTTGGCTTGCTCGATCTCATCAATCACTATACGACACAGTGCTTGTGGTAATCTGTTTTCAATCAGGTAAGACACCATCCTATCTAGGTGATAGTCCAATTTCTCCATCTCCCAGTGACAGTACAGGGACGTTCTCAAGTCACTAGGATCTATACCTAGTGCTCGTATTTTTTCTGTGTTGTACTTCATAACTATCTTACTAGTGTCCCCCAGGGTATGGCTTCTAGTACTGCTTTCTTCATCAGGTTGTCCAATGCTACCTCCTTAACAGCTTCAACTTCTTCATGATTGACTGGGCTTAGGAGATCGGTGATCCTCTGGACTTCATCGTCGTAATTTTCTTGACCGACTGCCCTCATAATCTTCTGACCGTCTGGCCCCATCATCAGCGTCCTATGATCCTGCACAACCTTCTCAAGTGGCACGATCTTAACTGCCCTTATTTCAAACTTGTTTCGGAACCTATTCCTGGCTTGCTCCGCAGCGAACTCTGTAGAGCTTGTGCCTAGCACGTGCTTCCCATATTTAAGGGCGAACTTCTTGCCCAAGTAGTACGCGCAGCTAACGTCAGCGTAGCACATACTCTGATCCTGTATTTTCTTTTGTTTCTTTTGTCTTTTAGTCATAATATTATTTAAAAAAGTTGCTTCCATACTAGCTCGTACACAAAATGACTATCGTCATTCAGTTCATCGAGCTCCTCTTCAGTGGCTTCACGGCCATCAATTTCTGCGTAGCTTATGTAAGCATCGCTGAAGTCGGGATAGTCAGAGGGATCAATGCCCTCCACCTCCACCGATTCTATCTTTGCATATTGAGGAATCATGATCCTATGCACTCCTCCATGTATCTCTCAATCGCACCGTCGTACTGCCTGTCGATGATCTCTTGACGTGCTGCCTCCTCGATTGCATCGTAGACCTTAGGGTCTAGTACGCACGATAGCTCCTGAACAGAGCCAACGAGCCACACTCCATCCATGTATATCTCTTGTGGATTGTCTCCATCCATGTGCACGTCAAAGCGCACGTCTTCTACTGTAACTGTGATTGTATTATTTGGTTTCATAATTATACTGTGGTATTGCACTCTCCTGGCGAGCAGATGTCGTAAATTCTAGCGGATAAGCTGGTGAGATTGTCAGCAGCGTCATTGTAGGCGTAACTAGCCCCCTCTGATTTGGCACCCTCCATATCTAACGGGAGTTGTTCCCGCTGGATGTGCTGGATGTCTACGTGCAGATCCTTCAATAGCATATGCGTGTGACGTTCCTCTGTCATCGCTGCTATGCGGTTAATCTCCATTGCTAGAGAGTTCAGTGCTTTTTGTGTATGCTTCATGTTTTAATCCTCCTATGCTTTTGATACGAACGGGAACTGTACAGGGCGTACTGCTCCCTTAGTGATTGCAAGGACAGTAGCTCTGCCATTGGATGGCTCGCCCTTGCCGATGTAGATCGCAGCAAGTTTAGCTGCTGTCTTGTGTAACTTTACTGTGATTTTGTCTCCGAACTTCATATTGTTTTGTGTGTTTTAGGTTTTTGTTTTAGTGAAAATTAATCCAGCTCCCCCCATTGGTTCGCTATTGCTAATCCTATGCCCATGTATGTCTTGCTTCTTAGCTTCCATCTGTCGGGACTAGGTGCAAGCTTATTCTGGCCTGATGGAGTTTGATTTTCCCAGTACCCGCACTCTGGCTTGGGAAGAATGCAAGTAGGCTCAAGCTTTGGCAGATTGTGCAACCACAATCCAGTCTTCTTGGAGTGTGGCTCTCCGTACATCCAAGGTTGAATGTACTGCGTGGCCTTACCCATTTGAGTGTGACCCAGTACGCCTACTGGGTTTTCGAACGCTACCCTCTTGGCCTTACGTTTACAGAGATTCCAGAGATCCTCTGTCCATTTCATGGCATTAGCTCTGTTCTCCGTATTGGCGTGATGAGCGTTGCCAGAAACAGAAAGGTACTGGCACGGTGGATGGGCAATTAGAATATCGAACTCGCCATCGTCACTATCCTCTAGGAATTTCATGGCATCCCCTTGCCAGTGGTGTCCATCGCTTGGCGATAGATCATCAGCGGGTAGGATGTCGCACGATATAACGTCATGCCCCTTCTCTCTCATTAGTTCGCGGATCGTGCCGCTTGTCTCGCATAGTATTGCTATTTTCATTTCAATTCCCTTTCGCATTCGAGGTATCTCTCGTAGTTTTCTATGTACCTATCGACCTTGTCCTCCACCATTTGCTCGTGGTTGTGGATGTCAGTCTCTACTGTTGCTTCGCTTCGATCAATGATTTCCGATATTCGCTTATTGCTAATGAAGTCAGAAAGACGATAGCAAACCATCTGTCTCATAAGGATTAACTCCTCGTCAGATCTGTTTTGTAAATCTTCTCTGAAGATTCCCCATGCCCAATAGGCTGCCTGTATCGCGTCAGTTTCGTGTAAGTTTTCCATTTTTCTCTCTACATTTTTACTGCTTGAACGTGATACCGTGACACCAAGTCACCAGTATCTAAATCTCTGTTAGCCTTGTTACCAGCTACGTACTCACACCACGTATTCCACCAGTACTCACTGCCTCTCTCTTGACAGAACGTCACGTATCGCACGATCTTCTTACGCCTAGTCTTAGGTTTCAGGGTCTTAGGTAAGCTGGTGAAGGCTGATGTCTTTCCTGCCCTCTTAAGATTGTGGCTGTCAAGACACGCCACATTGAACCCTAGCATCTGTGCCACGAATGACGCTTTTGCTAGCCCTAGATTTGGCACTGTCTCCAATAGATCTACCGCATCACAGACCGTTTCTACTTCATCGTATGAAGTCTCTCGCAATGCTACGAGCTTACTCCAGAGTCTCTCTCTGTGCTTCATTGCGTATTGCAATCCCTCTCGCTTCTTTCCCCAAAGGAATCTCGAAGGGAATCCTACCTTCGCAATGTCCTTGCGTTGCAATTTGATTGTACTCAATCCAGCTTGGATCGAACACAACGTGAACTCTATCACGTCTACCAATCCCGCTGGGCTGGATAACGCATACTCTTCTATTTCTTTACAATCTCTTCTATACATTTTACCTCCTCATATATTTGGTCATACAATCCTTGAAGCGTTCTGTTTCGCTTTTCAAGGTATTTCAGTCTATCGTTTATCCTTTTCCCGTATTTTAGGGAAGAATGGAAAAGAGCATCAGTGCTACCGCTCCATTCGTTCGCGTCAAAGAAGGCTTTCGCTACTTCGATTGATTCTATTTTGTCCCTCATTGTCATTCCGTCTCTCATATCATTTATCTCTACTCGTAATTGCTGAACTGATCTTGTCCTCCATATCTTGGTAGCTGTCAATGACTTTTTGCAACTCCCCAATATGGGCTCGCAACATAGACAATTCTCTAGTCACGAAATCATTCATCCGCGATTCGATATCATCTGTCATGTCATGAAGCGTAAGGATTTTACGCTTGTTTTCGTTTATTTCCATCACGCTTGCGTTACCTTTCTAAGCTTATCGTAACGAATCATCACTTGATCTTTCGTGTCTCTTATCGAGCAAGGCTTTCCATCGTAAGGTGAAAAGAAATCATTGATTATGAAATCCTTTCCATCTTTCCAGTCAGCTTTCGCTGCCTTAGCTGATTTATAATCTCTACCATATGCTGGCACTACTAACATTTGTTTTCCTTTCGTTAATGCTTAATTAATTTTAAGCATACAGGAGCAAGCTGGGTAAGGCGATTAAACCCTACCCGCTTGCTCTTAATGCTAAAAAGTAAACACTTTAAAAGCGTAAACCGCTCGCAACCTATCCGCTTTAAAGCTCGGATTCAGTATTGAGAATGGGCGCCAGTTCAAATCCTTTGTAAGTTCATCGCTTACTTTGAACCGAATCCCAACAATCCCTTGCGAGTTTAGCTTGTCAGACTTATCGCAACAAAACCACGGTCCGACCTTATGACTTCATAAAGCTAATGGGACCGTTTCGGAATATATCTTATCCGCGTTTCGAGAGTTGCCAGTCAACTCACAAGAGCTTTCCCTAAAATTCTACGTTTCTAAGGGTAATTCCCTTAATGACCTCTTTCGCTTTTCTAGACACTAGATGCGCTAAGCTAAATCCGTAAAACTCAAAGAACGAGAACCACTAAGGGATACCAGAAAACCCTTTGCAAGCTTTTTTTCGAAAAAGTGAAAATTATTTTTTATTCCTGGAATCATGTGCACGTGCGCGCGCGAGGGTAAATCTGAAAAAATACATGTCAAGCGAAAAAGTGAAAAATCGTTTTCAGAGCTTTTAGATGCTAGGATACCAATAGAGGAGCAAAATGGATTTAAAGGCTATCTGAGAGGATGAAAAGGGTATTCAAAGGAAACCATTAAAAGAGGGTAGAATGAATCCACAAATCACAAATAAAAGATTGACTCGATAAGGGAATTTGATATTTGAAAGACCGACGAAAAAAAGTTGAAAAAATCGCTTGACAAGTATCAAACGGTATGCTATAATCCGACTGGGGGGAGGGGGTTATCTAGCGATTCGCGTCGCACGTGTATTATCATAAACTACCCTTTTAAAAATTGTTGCACTCAAGGGGTTCAAAGAACTTCAATGCTTTGTCCAGTTTTTTAATTAAATTACTAGACATTTACTGTACGTACACCACATTGTGTAACATACTGCTTGACATAATTATAATAATATGCAATAAGAATAATGTGCAACAAGAATTAATCAAGGAAAAGCTTTTATCTGACATAGATGAAAAGATCAAAGAGTTTGTTAAGAGTTCGGAGCTTGATGGTGTTAAGGCATTAGAAAGATATGATCCTGAGAAGGCAGCTAAGATATTGTTCCTTAGTGCTAGTGGCAAGACTCAGACTCAGTTAGTACGCAAGTACGGATTCAAGAGGAATACTATTGTTAGGGTACTGGCTACTTACGCTGATCACTTAGGTAAGTGGAAGGAGCTAGGTGGTCAATTAGCATCTTATTCTTATTTGCACATTAGTTCTTTAGAGGAAGATATGGTTCAGAAGGTACGTGAGGACATGGACTCAGGTGAGATCAAGCCTACCTTTAAGGATATTAAGGATATTAGTATAGCTAAGGCTAACTCAGCTAGGGAGGCTTTATTGGCTAGGGGTGAAGCTACGAGTATTAATCGAGAGGAAAAGGTTTACACTGATGAGGACTACAGGGAGCTAATGGAAAAAGCTAAGAACAAAATGAAGGAAGCACAGGTAATAGATTTAGACGATGAACGGTAAAGGCGACAGAAATAGGGTGTCTAACTGGGACAAGTTTTACGAAGGGTACAATAGGGTATTCCGTCCTAAGGAGCCTTTTTACACAGATGTACAGGAGTACGAAAGTAGATTTAGAGGGGGAAAATTAGATTCGACGAAAGTAGGTGTCACAGTGTCACCTGTCACAAAGTCACCACCTTCGGACGTGGGTGCAAATCCCACTTCCTCCACTATTGAAAGTACGGATTGGAAGAAAGTTTGCTTCGCAATGGATGTTTGCGAGTGGGACTCAGAAACCAATGAACTAACTGACTATTGCAACATTTGTGGACTTAATTACTGCGATAGCCCATGCCCTGGGCCGACAGAAGACGGCTGGGAATACGAAGAGCGAGCGACTGGAATGTGGGCAAGGAAAATTCCTGAAGGAAGAAACATTGAAAAGAAACCTTTTAAGAGTGATCCCATTAAGCACGACATAACAAGAATTATTTAATGAATAATAACCCTGATTTAGTCCATAAGTGCTTAGACACTATTACTCCAAGTTGGAAATGTGTTTTAGTTGCTACTGTTACAGAGGATGGCTTCGAGTACGATGTTTTCAACAAAATGGATGACGAACACTTTGCGGAGAACCTAGCTGTTTTACTGGCCTTAGTTTCCAAGAAGTCCTTGCAGGAGCTAGAAAAAATAGATTGGACAAATAATTAATTTTACTGAACATCCCCTTTTGACTCCTCCTACAGCAGAGGAAATTGTCTGGCTGTACGAGAATGACCTTAATCTTCTTAAAGAGCTACACAAGGCTCATGAGAGCAGGATTAAGGCATCTGAGGACGATCCTATTCGTCATGGGTTCAACTTACCTGGATGGGAGCGAATAAAGGATGGGTTGCAGGATTACAACGAGTGCTTGGTTCTTGGTGGTAACAGATCAGGAAAGACTACAGGATTTGCTAAGATCGTAATGGAAGCAGTGACTGAAAGCAATGATGGTCACTTAGTATGCTTTTCCCAGAACGAAGATACTTCCATTAAGGTGCAGCAAGCAGCTATATGGGAAATGATGCCTAAGGAGTTCAAGAAGAAGACTAAGAGCATCGAGGGGTACATTAATTACAGTATGCAGAACGGGTTTACGGCTAAAAGCTTTATCTTTCCTGACACCCGTACCCGTGTAGACTTCAAGACGTACACCCAGTACAGCAACAACCAGACTATCTTAGAGGGCTTTGAGTTCGGCTTCCCAGACGCTAAGGGCTTAAATGTAGGTGCGTGGCTAGATGAGTACCTAGGCGATGCTTCATTAGTAAATACCCTTAGGTTCCGACTGGCTACTAGGGACGCCAAGATGGGTATAGGCTTCACTCCGATTGATGGCTATACTCCCTTTGTGGCAGAGTACTTAAAGGACGTAGAAACGCTACAGACACGTCATGGTGTGTTGATAGATAAGGAAGTACCTATTAAGCAGTACAGCCCATCTAGGGATGCCTCAGTGGTGTACCTGCACTCAGATGAGAACCCATTTGGTGGTTACGAGCGTATAGCTAAAGATCTTAGAGGCAGACCAGAAGAAGAGATACTGGTCCGCGCTTACGGTATACCCGTTAAGAGCATGACTTCTTTGTTACCTTTGTTTAATACTGAGGTTAACGTATTGAACGACGAGCCTAATAAGTACGGTATGTCCTTTCCTGACATATCTGACCAGCACAGGTACACTTGTTATCAAGTAGTTGATCCAGCGGGTGCTAGGAACTACGTGGCTATATGGGCAGGAGTAAACGAAAAGGGAGACGTGTACATTCGTAAAGAGTGGCCTGACAGGGACTACTACGGAGAATGGGCTGTTTTCGGTGATCCCAAGTGGCGTTATGGGCCAGCATCAAAGAAGATAGGGTACAACATACAGGGGTACGTTGATCTGTTCGAGGAGATAGAGGATGACATTGAGATAGAGGTATTTGAGCGTATAGGTGATAGTCGGTACTTCGCTAAGGAGAACTCCGACAACGATGACTTGTTCACTGAGTTCGATGATTGCGGCATGACCTTTATTCCGTCAGATGGCAGAATGGAAGAGATAGGCATTAGTGCTATAGACGAATGGTTCAGTTACAATCCTAACGTACCAATAGATTCAGCCAATCGCCCTAGATGCTACATCCATGAGGACTGCGGAAATCTTATAGACTCCTTAATTAACTATAACGCTTCAGGCAAGGCTGATGAGCCACTAAAGGACTTCTTCGATATTATTCGTTATTTGAGAATGGCGAATGGAGGCGATGGCCCTGACCACGTACTTGCTAGAAGCATGATGACAACCCGAATAGGATCAGGATATTAGATATGGCTAAAGTAAAACTAACCAAAATTGCAGATAGGTTTGAATCAAGCTTTGATTTGTTTCTTAATCTAGCTAAACGAAAGCTGTCTGCTGAAATGCTTACAGGCAAAGGTAGAAACACTTGGGTGAACGAAGAAGGTCAGAAGATTTTAGTTGACTGTATGTACATTGAAGAGATTGTTCCCAAGCATTTCAAAGGGAAGGTACTGGCAGATGCTCCTAATCCAAGCTATGTGTTTGCTTACATAGACGAGATTAAGATGAAAGTACCTGTAATTATCCCTAGAAGATACAAGGGCAAGATGAAGGGAAAGAAAATAACTATTGAAATGATAGAAGATGTTAGAGGACGAAGTTACAGATACGTTGCATAACTTAGTTGTAGATAAGTCATTTATAGATGAGCAAGTGGATAGACTGCTTGCTTGGGAAATATTTGTTAGGACCATTAAGGGCGAAGACCAGCAAGATATACCACCATCAGAATTGTGTGATAGAATAGGTGTTCATAAGTGGTACGTAAACCACCTTCTAGAAGATATTAAAGGCAGATTTTATGCAGAGTGATTCAGTTTCAGAGTCACTAACCTACGTTAGTGCTGAGCCAGACATCAAGTCCCTTCGGTACGCCTACGACCAATCGGTGGTTGAGCTTGAGGCGTACTTTGATTTGTGCAGAGAGAGTTATGACGAGCGCCGTAATTGGTGGCCTGGAAAAAGCAGAGACCTTCGTAAGCACGGTGCTGATGCTTTCCCCTGGGAGGGTGCATCTGACATGGAGAGTCATGTTATTGACGAGCGAATTACTAGGCTTGTATCCCTGTTCATGGCTTCTTTGTCTAGGGCTAACATTAGGGCTTTCCCAGTAGAGGTTCAGGATGTAGGTAGAGCTAAAGTAGTCTCTAACTTTCTTAAGTGGATGATTTCCTCTGGGTACATTTCTCGTTTTAATCGAGAGATGGAACTAGGGGCTAATTACTTGCTAGAGCGTGGATTGCTTATCAGCTACGTAGGATGGCACTCAGAGGACAGGAAGTTCCTTCAGAGGCTAGACCTTAACCAGATAGCCCAAGTAAGCCCTGAGTTAGCTGAGATGATTCTTTCTGGTCAAAATGAAGACCAGATGGTATCTATGCTGCAACGTACGTTTGATGGCGTTACAGTAAAGCGAGCAAAGAACGCACTGGCTGAACTAGCGGATGTTGGGTCTGCTGAGTTGCCGATTGTACGCCGTCAGATAAATGCACCAGAGGTAAAGACACTAGCCCCTGACGGGGACTTTATCTTCCCTCCGTATGTTACAGATCCACAACGAGCGCCTTACTGTTTTTGGAAAACGTACTACACTGCTCAGGAGCTAGAGAATAAAATATCTACAGACGGATGGAACGAGGACTTCGTTGATCTAGTTATAGAGAGATACCGTGGGGTAAATATAGACTCTATAGAGCGTGAGCAGGAAGGTCGTCGGTCGACAAGTCTTACCGATAATGCTTACGAAGCTGAAGAGCTAATAGAAATAGTTTATGGATTTCAACGTTTAGTTGATAAGGAGGACGGCTCTGAAGGGATATACTGCACAGTATTCCATAAGGAGTTCAGTGGTGATGGTGACATTCCTGGGTACGCAAAGTTCGAGTTGCTTAACGGCTACGAAGATTACCCAGTGGTAGTTACTAAGCTATCTGAAGACAGCAAGCGACTGTACGACACGATGACTGTCCCAAGTCTACTCAAAGGAATACAGCAACAAGTCAAGATAGAACGTGATAGCCGTATCGACAGGAATAGCCTTGCCACCGTCCCTCCAATTTTACACCCAGTAGGACAGGCTCCTACGGACTGGGGTCCAGGAAGGTACGTTCCTTATCGTCGTAAAGGCGATATAGGTTTTGGGCCTACGCCTCCGTACAACCAGGGTTCACTTGAGATGGAGAAGACAATGGAGCAGCAAGCAGATCGACTTGTTGGTTTAGATGAAGTTTCTCCAATTTCACAGATTAGGAAGCAGTTCTTGGTAGACAAATTTCTTAGCCATTCCGCTGAGGTTATATCGCAGTGCTACCGTTGCTTCCAAAGGTTCGGCCCTGACCAGATATTTTTTAGGGTTACTGGTGTACCCGATCCACAAACGTTTAACAAGGGTAACGCTGATGAGAACTTCGATGTTACAATTAGCTACGATGTTCTGAACACAGACCCAGAGAAACAGGAAAACAAACTAAATCAAATGGTTTCCCTTCTACAGTTAGATCGCAACGGAAGGATAAATGTAGATAACTTGCTAACATTGATAGCAGGTTCAGTTGATCCAGTACTGGCTGACGGGATCCTTGAACCCGTTGAGGTTGCACAGGAAAAACTACTTAAAGATATTACAGATGACTTATCTAAAATTTATGCAGGTATCGAAGTTCCAGCGCGTCCGTCAGGCGCTCAAGCGGCTCTACAAGTTATTCAACAGTACAGCCAACAGCAAGACATTCAGCAGCGTTTGCAAGAAGATGAAGCTTTTGCTGCTCGTCTTCAGAAGTACGCTGGACAATATCAGTTCGCTGTACAACAAGCACAGAACGCGCAAATAGGTAGGATTGGTACACAACCAGCACAGATGGGGCAGACTCAAACCCAGAATATGCAGCAGTAATGCCCGATAATAAGTCAGTATCCGAGTACGCTGATAAACGTGCTTTTGAAGCCAAAGTAGATTCTTATTTAAAATCTATGGACGGCAAAAAGATTTTTCCTACAAATCACCCTAATGTTGGCGGATCAAATGTAGTTACAACTACTGTTTCTTTTGATGGAAAACATTTTATTCTTCCATCTATGGTTGGAGGTAAAAACTTAATGGAAGACGACAAGTTTATTGAAGTGGCAAAAGAAAAAGGTTTAAAAAATTATCCCGCATTTAATGACCCTAAAATTGCTAGTGCTGTTAGTAAGCTTATGCACGGTGGTGTTCTCGAAGATGGAACATTTTCCTACGAGCTTGCAAAACAAAATTTTTAATATGCCTGATAATAAGTCAGTATCCGAGTACGCTAATCAGCGCGCTAATAATAAACTTTTTGGTTTTGAGATTAGGAATAAGTTATTTTCTGGAGAAGATGCTTTTTTTAAAAATCGGCCTGAAGTTACTGGGATGGCAGCTGAAGATGGGAAAATTATTTTAAATCCTTACAGTAAGCTTACTCCACAGGAATTTAATGCGGTAGCTATGAATGAAGCGCTTAGATTAAAGATGAGAAAAGATGGCTTTAATCCTGAGTTTGCTATAACTGATGAGCAGAAAAAATTCTTTGAAGGAACTGAATATCAAGATAAACCTGAGTTTATTCGTAAAAGTATTTTGGGTCGTATTTATAGTGGCGATAAATCAGCTATGGCTACAGAAGAGCAACGTTCTGTTCTCAACAAATACTTGGGATCAAAATAATATTTTTAATATGCCCGACAACAGGATTAACCAGTTAATGCGAGAGAAGTACAACTCTCTTCGCCCAAGGGAGAACCCTCCAGCTAATCAAGACAGTTATGCTTTTGCTCGCAAAAGATCAAAAGATAAGTTTAATCAAGAAATATACGAACAACTTTCTTTGCATGAAGGAGTAAAGCCTAGCGTGTACACAGATACTAAAGGCAAGCGTACTATAGGTATAGGGTTTAACCTAGATGAGCCTTCTAACCGAAAGAAGGCAGAATCATTAGGGCTTAATGTACAGGATATGCTTTCTGGAAAGAAAACTCTTTCCGATAAAGAAATAAAGCTACTGTACAACGAGTCCATTAAACAAGCAGCTAATGATGCTAATGCGTACCTACCCCAAGCTGGTAGGCAACCACCAGTTGTTCAGAAAATCTTAATAGACATGGCGTTTAATTTAGGATTAACTAAGCTTAATAAATTTGAAAATCTAAAAGAAGCACTTTTAGAGGGTGATTACAATAAAGCTGCTGATGAAATGATAGACAGCGAATGGTATAATCAGGTGGGGAATAGATCTAAAAGACTAGTAGATATGATGCGATCCGTAGCACAATGAACATAGAAGAAGACCTAAAGACCCTATCCCACCACGAACATTTTGCAAGATTCATTCAGCTTATTAACGCTCTTAGAGAAGAGTGTATAGCTGATATGCACGAAGCTGACACAGACAAGCTTCAACAACTTTCGGGACGGATAATTACTTACGATCAGATTCTGCAAATGACTGACTGGCAGGGTCTACAAAAGAAATTTTCATCTGTCCTGTAGCACAAAAAAGATGTGCTATAATCAGGCTTCGCCATCGCTCGGCGTTAAGGAGTGGAAACAATCATGTCTAACGAAGTTATCACGGTTGACGCTGAAACCGAACAAAATTCAGTCGGAAATATAACAGCGGAGGATTTTGCCATCCAACGCTTAGGACAAATTCAAGGAGAACAACCCGAGGATACTCAGGAAGTTCAAGAGGAAGAAGTCCTAGAAGAAGCGGTTGAATCCGAAGAAGAAGTTATTCAGGAAACTGAAAACGAATCTTCTGAAGAAGAGACTGAAGATGTTCTTTCACAGTACAACTTAGATGATTTATCTGAGGATGAGCTTAAAGATCTTGCTGAAAAGCTTGGTAGTAGAGCTGTAGCTCGCTTTGGCGAACTTACGGCTAAACGCAAAGCAGCAGAGGAAGAGCTTGAGAAAGTAAAGCAATCACTACAACAAGATCCTTTAAAACGCGAAACGGAAGAAGTCCAAGACAATCCGTTTGATGACGTTAAGGATATTAAGTCATTACAAGAAAAGGCTAAGGAGATAAGTGATATTATCGAATGGGCTGAAGATGTTTTATTTGAATCAGACGATTACTCCGCTCATGACGAAGTTACTGAGCTAGATGGTAAGAAGATGACTAAAGCAGAGGTAAGATCTGCTTTGAAGAACGCTCGTAAATCTAGGGATCTTTATCTTCCCGATCAACTAAAGAAAGTTCAGAGGAACGAAACTGCTGAGTCTCTTAAAAAAGAGCTTGGTACTAAAGCCCTCCAAGAATTTGAATGGTTGAAGGAAGAGGATAATGAAACCAGGAAGGCGTTCCTTGGCATTGCTGCAAACAAAGACTTGCAGAAGGTATACAAACAATACCCAGTGCTAGGAGCAGAACTTCCATATATGCTTGCTCACGCAGTAGACAGTATGTACGCTCGTAAGACTGTACCCAGTACTCCTACTAAGAAAGCAGGTAAGCCCAAGATTAATCCTCCGAAAAGCTCCGTTCCCTCCTCTGCTATGCCAGAACAGGGTCAACGAAAATCGTCTAAAGTACTACAGGACTTATCTTCACGCTTTAAACAAAGTGGCAATAAAGATGACTTCATTTCATTACGAACCAAACAATTAGCTAGAAAATAAAATGGCATTCTCAAATACATACGATACGACTAATCCTGGTTCTGGTGTTTCCAATCGTGAGGACTTGACTGACGTCTTGACCATCCTCGCCCCTGAAGAAACTCCAGTCCTTTCCTCTGCTTCCAAGCAGAAAGCATCCGCAACATTCGTTGAGTGGACCGTAGACGCATTGTCTGCTCCTTCAACTACTGGCATCCGTGAAGGTGCTGACGTTACTACGTTCACCGACCAGTTCGCTGGACGCGCTCGCCTTGGAAACTACATCCAGAAGTTCCGCCGCGACTATCAGGTTTCTGATCTTCAGGAAGCTGTTGACAGCGTTGGACCTGCTAAAGTAGCTCAATCCGAAGCTAAAGCTATCCGTGAACTAAAGCGCGACATCGAAGCTACCCTCTGTGGTACTCAAGATCGTGCTGCTGAAAACGGATCTGACACAGCTTACGCTTTGCGTGGACTTGGTGATTGGATTGACTCCGCTGGTCCTGCTGATGTTCCTGCTGGATTCCGTACGCCTGCTGACAGCATTCATGCTGCTGATGAAGGTGCTTTTACGGAAACAGTGTTGAACAACTTGATTACTTCGATGTACCGTGTTACTGGCACGACCAACAACATCACTATGATCGCTGACACGGCTGTTCGTCGCATCATCTCTGACTTTGCTCGCACTGCTGGCGTAAGTGGAACTGATGCAGACAGCGTTCGTACCGTTAATTACAACGGTGACTCGGCTCAGATCAAGTTGAGCGTTGAGTTCTACCAGTCCGATCACGGCATTATCTCGATTGTCAATGGCAATCCTGACTGTATGCCTGACACGACCAACAAGGACACAGCATACCTCATCAATCCTGAATACTACGGCATCCACGAGCTTATCCCAATGGGATCGACTCGCCTACCGAATCAGGGTGGTGGTGAGCGTGGCTACGTTGATTGCGCTTTGACCCTCGGTGTTTACCACCCAGGCGCTCACGGCAAGATCGAAGAAGTTGCGTAAACTTTGTTTCATTGTTAATGTGTGGGGAGGTTGGGCCAATCCTGGCCTCCCCTTTTTAAAATATGGAAATAATTACTAAGCTACCAAGATATTCGGATGGGGAAGTGAACGCTGCATTCTTGAAAGAAATCCAAACTGGATTCAAGATGGAGCGAGTTAAAGAGCAAGATCGTATAACTCAAGCCGCTAAAGAAGCAAAGACTAATGTCGGAAAGACCCATCCCGTTCTAGGTAAGTGCGTAGCTAATATGCCTGCTCGTGATTATTTTAGATTAGTAAACAAGTACGGACACGACACTGTAAACAGTAGAGAGTTCTTACGATATTTTAACAAAAAGTTCCCAGAGCTAAGTCCTAATAAAGCTTAATGCAAGTAAAGTACAACAGAGACCTGTATGATCTTATCACTGCTCTAGCAGGGGTAACTTCGTTTACTACAAACGAAAAGACGCAGCTTTTGAACTTTGCTAAGCGCAGGATATTTGAGGCTTATCAAGCTACTCCGATGTGGCCTCGGTACTTAGCTGTCGGAGAAGAGCGTTCAGTAAGCAATTCAGTAATTAGCTTCACGCAAACTAATAAGAATGACATTGCTGAGTTTATTCGCATTCACCGAACTCAGCCATTCTTGCGTAACTCTGCACTGGAGTTTGATTTTTTTGTGCAATCAGATGGCGCTCACGTACTAGACATTACAACTGCGGATGCTGACTCTGCATTTGTTACGTACAAGAAGGAGCTCACTGATATTCCTAGCACTTGGGATCTTGATGGCGATAAGACCATTCAGGAGATCCCCCTAGAATTTTTTTATTACGTTGCTCATGCTACTTACGCTGACTTTCTAAGAATGGATGGTCAGCACCAGAAGGCTTTAGTGGAGGAGCAAAATGCTCAAGGTTACTTGTCTTCAGAGTTAGAAAAGACTGATCAAATTATGAACAACAACACGGTCAAGAAAAGATTTAATACTTACGTTTCCAACCAATCCAGATAATGAATAGTTTAGTAACAAACCTATATCCTCGTCCCAATGGCACTATCGCTGGAGAAAACCTATCTTGTGCAACCACAGGATCTGGTGTTCAGCTCGCAGCACTTGATGAAGATACCAAGTACGTGATGATTGATGTCCAGGATAATAACGTCATCGTAACATTCGATGGCACTGCTCCTACCGCATCTAATGGTCATCTTTTGCTAAAAGAGAAGGGTCTTATTACCCTTAGCGCACTTAGCGCAAAAGCAGCAAAGTTTTTGGGATCTGGTGGTGCAGCTATTGTACACGCTTCACAGTTTGTGTAATGAATCCTGAGCTAAACAAGCTTGGCTTGGGAGCGACAGGATCAATACTTGCTGTTTCTTTTCAAGGAATTAGCGAGGTATTGTCTATTGTCGCGTCGGTGTGTACGATAGCATACATGGGTCTTTGGGTATATAAGACGGTTAAAGAACTGAAGAAATGAATGGTGAGCTGGTAGCCATGCTTGGAGGCGGGGTTACGGGATTTGTAATGAAACTAATCTCGGCCCAAATGAACATCCAAGCAAATGCTATCAAATCCATGATTCAAAAGCAAAGTGCAGCAGATGTTTCAGCAGACAAAGCAGCTCAACGATCCGATGAGGGAGGAGCATGGGTTAGAAAGCTCATCGCTATGTGCATTTTGTTTTCAGTGGTATTTGCTCCCTTCATTATGGCATTTTTCGACATCCCTGTAACGGTAGAGGGTGGCAAGTCTGGTATGCTTAAATTTATAGGAATAGGAGCTGACAAGTGGAAGCATCTAGAAGGGTTTGTATTGTTGCCTGAAGTGAGGCAGGGAATGCTCGCGCTACTAGGATTTTATTTTGGTAGCTCTCAAGTAAAATAATGGAACTAAGTGACAACTAATGGAAGTAAGTGACAACACTTCGGTAACTATACCTTTGCGCAATTTGATTGCGTTGATTGCTTTTACCGCTGTTTCTGTTACTGGCTACGTCAACATAACAAGTCGTATAGCTGGGTTAGAAAACGCTCAGAACATTAGGGACGTTGAGATCGGAATGAATACCGAGTTTCGTATCAAATGGCCTAGGGGAGAACTGGGAGCTTTGCCTGATGACGCAGAACAGAATTTAAGGTTACAATATTTGGAAAAAAACATGGAAGAAATTGGCAGCACTATAGAAAAACTCAAAAGCTATGGTAGTGTTAATTTTCAACTCAAAGACAAAAACTACCTAGACGTTAAGGAATAATATGAAATACGGAACACGCAAACCATGCCCAATGGGCAAAGGCAAGGCTAAGGGTAAAAGAAAAAGTTATTAGTCATGCCAAAGGACGCTTGCTACAGAAAGGTTAAGGCACGGTACAAAGTGTTCCCATCTGCTTATGCAAGTGGAGCGATAGCTAAATGCCGTAAGGTTGGTGCTGCCAACTGGGGTAAGCGTAAGAAGAAGTAATGGCTGTACGGAAGACAAAGGCAGGATCTGACCTCAAACGGTGGTTCAAGGAAAAGTGGGTAGATGTACGCACTGGTAAGCCTTGTGGTCGCCGTAAGGGAGAAGACAGGGGTACACCCTACTGTCGTCCTTCAAAGCGTGTGAGCAGCCGTACGCCAGTCACAGCAAGCGAGATGACAGCATCTCAGAAACGATCAAGGATAGCCCAGAAGAAACGTCTGGGACAACCATCAGGTAAACCTCAAAGAGTACAAGCAGTAAAACGTGGCAAAAAGTCCTAAAGCATCAATGAGTTGTGGGCAGGTGAAGAAAAGCACCCGTCCAGGCAAGAAGATAATGAAGCTGTACTGCATTGACGGTAAGCGTAAACTTGTCCATGCGGGTGCTTCGGGATACGGTCACAATTACTCAGATGCTGCCAGAAAGTCTTTTAGGGCTAGGCACAAGTGCAGTACCGCAAAACCTGGAACAGCTAAACACTTAGCTTGCACTAAATTGTGGGCAGGCAAAGGTGGCAGCAAAAAAAATCCACCAAAAGGTAGTTCACCAAAAGGTAGAAAAGGCAAATACTAGATGGCAAGATACGATTCATACGGAGCTGTAGATGATCGGCTCATAGAAGATTTAGACCAAGGTTTTTTGGGATTCAACCAGAAGCTTAGGCCCGATCAGCTACGTCCTGGAATCTTGGCTGAGTCCAATAATGGTCGTATGGATATTAATGGGCAATGGCAACCAAGAAAGGGAATGGAGCTTTTTTCTGCTCCTTTTAGTCCTTCTGTTTTTACTGTTCCATTTTATTTGTATGAATCCATTCCTGCTGTTAGTTCTTATAGCAGAACTGGACAGGCAATCACTGTAAACTTTGGTTCAGCACATGGGATTAACGATCAAACTGGGGTAAATATTAGTGGATTAAGTTATACTGGAGAAGTAAATCCTAATGGAAATTTTATTGCTACAGTAACAAGCAGCACTCAGTTTACTTACACAGTTACAGATCTTGATGTCACTCCTACTGGTACAATGACCGTTACTGGCATGAAAATTAATAATTCTGCTAGTAACTTTATTGAAGCATCTTGCGAGTACTCCGACACAAATAACGCATCAGAATCTTACATTGTTTGTGTAGCTAGTAACAAAACTGTACTTGTACGTACTGCGGATTCTGGGGATACTACAATTACTTTAACTTATCCAACTGGAGAAACTGTTCCAAGTGGATCTAATGTTATACAGATTTTTAACAAAGTTTACATTTTCCGTAAAGGAGACATTGCCTTAGAGTGGAGCGGAGATATTACTGACACTGCTTTTACTCTTACGGCTAACGGAGACTACAGTCAACCAAAGCAACTTACTCCAAATGATGTTGATATTGTTGATGGTAAAGCTACTGCTACTTTTAATGACTTAGCAGCAATGAATGGTTTAAAGGTTGGTGATACTTTTACCATAGAAAGTACAGGATCTCCTTCAACCTTTACAGTAGGAGATCAATTTATAGTAGCTGAAAGAGACGATACTGATTTTACTATAAGTTTTTACGTTCAATTAGCTAATCAAAATAATATTAGTGGAGTTATTTTTCAGCAGACAGTTTCTATTGGGCTAGGATTTAGCCATATGCCAGCTCCTGAGTTTGGTACGTACCACCAGCGTAGGCTAATTGTTCCTTATCAGTACGACGTAAGCGGAACATCAGGATCTGCTGCAATTACTGACAGAAAAATATTAGACGAGGTTTTGTTTTCTGATATTCTTGATGCAGATACTTACGACAGGGTTTACGGAACATTTAGGTTTAATGCTGGTTCAGCGGATTATCTTGTTGGGTTGCATTCTTTTTCAGATGACCAGTTAGTTGTATTTAATCGGAACAGCATTCATACGGTTAGAAATAGTTTAGATCTTGGATCGTCTATATCGCAGTTGATTACTAGTGAAGTCGGATGTGTTGCTAGAAACAGCATTCAACAAGTTGGGAACTCTATGCTTTTCTTGTCAGATAATGGAGTCTACGGAATGAACTTTATTGACTTGTACAACCTCAGAGGACAAGATTTGCCACTTTCTTCTTCTATTGAGGGGATAATGCAAAGGATTAGCAGAGAGTACGTTCATAACGCTACTTCTGTTTACTTTGACAACAGGTACTACCTAGCTATTCCCATTGATGGATCTTCTGTTAATAATGCTTTAGTTATTTACAATTTTATTAACAAGCAGTGGGAGTCCATTGATTCTATTGATAGTCCAGATTGGGACTTTACACATTTAGTTGTTGGTGGAGCTGATGCCCAACGTGGTGTTTACTGCATTAACAGGAATGGTGGAGTTCATAAGTACGAATCCAGATCTGATGATTCCGATAATTACGTAATCCAGGTAGGAGAAGAGGCTGCTAACACACAGGTAGATTCTTCTGTTGTTACCAGAATGTTCGTTCTTAACTCCATTGATCGTAAAAAATGGAACAATTTTGACTTGCACATTGAGTCAAGCAGCACGAATATTTCTGATGGAAACTTAGAAGCAATCACAGAAAATATTGATGATATAATAGACCTTGGAACTATTTCAGATTTAAATGGAGAAGAAATCCCAATAGCTGAAGATGTTTCTCTTAGGGGCAGATTTGGGAACAGACGAGCTTACGGATTACAATTTAAATTAACAGCAACTAAAGGCAGACCAAAATTTAGATCATTAAAGGTAGCAGGAGCTACTACATTTAGAAGTTTACAGAAAGCAGAATAATGGCCGTACTAACTACAGGACACACATTTGTTGATGGACAGCAAGTTACATCAGATCGACTAAACAATATAGCCAATGCAGCTACGTTTGCATCTGCTGCTGTAGATGGGACAACTACTCAGCTTTCTAGTGGAGCAATTATTGTTAAGGACTTAGGTATTAGCGCTGGTAAAATTGCAGCTAGTGCAGTTACTACTGCTAAGCTCGCAACGGACTCAGTTAGTACTGCTAAGATAATAGACAGCAATGTTACAAAGGCTAAGATCGAGAACTTTACTAATCTTACTGTTTTGGGTAATGTTTCGGGTAGTGCAGCTACTCCTGCTGAAGTAACTATTTTGGATGAGGATGACATGGTTTCTGACTCCGATACCTCATTAGCTACCCAGCAAAGCATAAAGGCTTACGCTGATTCAAAGGTAGATGGAACTGGAGCTGGAGCATTTACTACCCTTACAGCATCTGATGATGTTAATTTTGACTCAGGCACATTGTTTGTAGATGCGTCTGCTAATAGTGTCGGCATTGGAACTTCGTCGCCAGATCATAAGCTTTCCGTTTACGGAGACTCTGACGGCAATCGCACAGAGATTGGCATCGACAACATTGATCAGCGTTTGGTTATTGGTGCATATTTTGAAAGTGGAGTTGGTCAATATTCTACTATTCAGTCTACAAACAACGCAGAATCTTCTGGAACAAATTTAGCTCTGCAACCCGATGGCGGCAACGTCGGCATTGGCACTACGTCGCCTGCAGCTAAACTATCAATATCAGATGGTAACATAGGTATAGACGGAAACAATTCTCCTCAACAATTTTATGGTGCTGGTGGAAATGTTGCTGGAACCAATACGTCAGGAGGTGTGCTTACGGTTATAGGACACTCTCCAAATGCTACTGGAGACTTATCCGCTCCCCCGTATAACGGATCAAATTTTGTAGGTGCTTCTGGGATAATGGCACGAGGATTCAGTGAGTCGGGCCAATACCGTGGCAGCTTAGAGTTTTTTACAAAAACAGCTTCTGAGGCAAATGCTACAAGCAGAATGCTCATTTCCCATGACGGAAATGTAGGCATAGGCACTGCGTCTCCTCAAACCAACCTTGACGTTAGTGGCTCTGCGTCCAGCGATATTGGCTTACAGATTAGAGCTGGCGATGCAGGAGGTCAGGATAGCACTCAAATTGCTTTTTCTTATAATGGCAGTCCTTACAACTCATCTGGTTTTGCACACAATATAAGAACGCAACATAGCGGTTCTGGAGAAGCCGATAATAAAATCTCGTTTTATCTTTGGGATTTTGGAACAGACACATCATCGACATTGGGTTCAAAGCACGTTATGTCGCTTTGTGGCAACGGCAACGTCGGCATTGGGGATGCGTCGCCCTCATACAAGCTTGATGTAAATGGAACGTTCCGCACTACTGACGACATTTACAACAATATCAGTGGAACGCAAAGTGATTTACCAGGATACTACAAAGGTACTTATGGCGCGCAAATAGAATCTGCTGGTACTGGCTCAACTTTACATATTGCAAGAAGCACTGGCAACTGCATGAATATTGGAGCAAATTCCAATGCTACTGTTGTTTATTTCAGGGACACAAGTGCTGGAACCACTGTTGCAACTGAGGTTGGATCTATTAGCATAACATCTTCTGCTACGGCATTTAATACTTCTTCTGATTACCGACTTAAGGAAAACGAAGTAAGCATTACCGATGGCATTGATAGACTTAAGCAACTCAGTCCTTACCGTTTTAACTTTAAGGTAGATCCAGATAAAATTGTAGATGGATTTTTTGCTCACGAAGTATCGGATGTTGTCCCCGAAGCTATAAGGGGAGAAAAAGACGGAATAAAGGACGAGGAGTACGAGGTTTCTCCTGCGGTTTATGAAGATGTTGTTCACCCAGCAGTTGAAGCTGTTTACGATGAAGACGGTAACGAGCTAACCCCTGCTGTAGAGGAGTGGACAGAAAGTGTTCTAGTTACTGAAGCAGTGAGAGACACTCGCAGTGTTCCTGACTATCAAGGCATTGATCAATCTAAAATAGTACCGCTCCTGACCGCAGCATTGCAAGAGGCTGTAGCTAAGATAGAGGCTTTGGAAGCTAGAGTGGCTACCCTAGAGGGATAAAGTAATGGCAGTTCCATTAATATTACAGCAAAGCGGATTCGGTAGTCCATCAGAAGTGGCTTCTTGGGAAGGTCTTAGAGATTTTACTCGCCCTCAGGGGAGAGACGCGAACCTGAGTAGGGATGCAAATCTGGTAGGCATGGACTATGAGAGCTATGCTGCTTTGAGTCCAGAAGAGCAGCAACGCCTTTTAGACGAAGCGTTGGCGGATCCATATGGATTAGCCAATGAAGAAGGTATACCCGACCCAGCGGAAACACCTGATTCTATTTATGATTACTTAAAGGAAGATGGAGCGGACCTTTCTGATTTGGATAAACCGGACGAGGTTACATTCGGAGGTCCTGAGTTTGGAGATCCGCCTCCAAAGGAAGATCCACCTCCAAGAGATACTAAGTATGCCACATTAGATGATGTGCAAGAATTAGGAACAGGCCAGACCACAAGAACTAGCATGCCTCGCGGCCCCGGAGGGCTTCGCATAGGAACCAATACCACCATCCGCCCCGGGCCAATTTTTGCAGGAGGTGCAGCATTAGCAATTAGCAACAGCGACGACGACGAAACTACAGTACCACTACCTTTACCAGGAGACGACGATATGAACGATCCAACCACAACAACCACACCAACATACACTTTAGATCCGATGGGTCGCATCATACCGTCTTCTATGGCTGAAGGGGGGACACTCCAAGAACTTGGCGAATTTGGAGATGCATATAGTGCAAACATTCCAGGCTTTGTCCAACAGATGGCGGATGTCACGGGTGCAGGCCAAACCGCATACGCCCAAGAAGTGTTGGGTATGGAAGGCGACGACATAAGTGCCTTCGACATTGCCAGGGAAACATCAAGCCAGCAGCGAGGTGCATTGGGCGATGTCTTTGGACTAGGTCCAGATGCGACATACGCAGATATTACCGCTGCTGGAACAGCCCCCATGCAAGGACTAAGCCAAGTGAGGGATACGGTGCTGCCTGGTCTACAGAGTGCCTTCCAGACATCACAGGAACGCCTAGAACAGGGTTTGACTGGCCGCGAGAGGCAACAGGTGGAACAAGCCACAAGAGCCAGATTTGGTGCATTAGGCAGAGGAACTGATACAGCCGCCCTTGCCACAGAGATAGGGGACATCATGCAGGAAGAACGTGGCCTCTACTCCCAGAACCTACAGGATTTACTAGGGATTGGTCAGACCACTTCCAACATTGGACAACAGGAAGCATACGCCATGTCTCCATTCACCCAAGCTGCTATTGGATCTGCGGATCTTGGACCGGGTCTGGCATTGGCTGGAGATATTGGAAGACAAGCTGCTGCGGGGACACCTAGCCCAACAGACATCTTCGGGCTAGAAGCTGGCGAACGCCAATTTAGCTTAAATCAGCAAGCCTTACAACAGATGGCAGAAGCTGGTAGGTTGGATCTAATTTCCCAAGGGATTGGAACCTTGGCTAGTGGGTTACGTGGAGGACCAAATGCTGGACTACAAGGACAGCCAACTTATACCACAGGAACATATACTGGCCAGCCGATGCCATCTCAATTCAACCAATACCGCTTTCCACTTGGAGGATAATAAATATGGCTACATTTTCAGGAAGAAACTCGCCAACGGCACTCGCCGCATTGGCACCATCTATCACCAACCTAGCCGCTGCAAAGAGGGCTAAGTCTCAGGCTGCTGCTGGCCTTATGAACACCTTGGGTGTCCAGTTTGAGAAACAGAAACAGCAAACTGCCAAGAGGGAAAAGAACGAAGCTGCACAGCAAGTGGCCGAGAAGCTGTTGCAAGATCCTGCATTCCGCCGTCAAGCTCCTGGAATCACAGATTCCGCCTCTCTGGTAAAGCTGGTGGGTGCAGAGAATGTCATTGAATATGGCATGAAAACCCAGCAGGCCGATCGTATTGCACAGGAATCGTCGGCTAACATTGGATTGATTAAAGCCCGAATGAACGATTTTGAAAGGCAAAAAGAAGACAGGGAGGCAGCAAAAGCATCAGCAAAAGCACTCCAAGGTCTTTTACCTACAGCTATAAATCTTGAAGTTGGTGCGGATACGAAGGATGTATTTGAAAAGGCAGCACAGGCAAATCTTACACCTACCGACTACGCCACCCTTGCTAATACTATATCATCCAGAACTGGTTTAGACGCTCAAGTGGTGAGTGCAGAGCTTGAGAGACAAAAGGCGTTGACAGGTGCAACTAAAGGAGAAATAGCATCAGGAAAACTTTTATCCGAAGTAACTGCCGGAATAGCAACTGGAGCCGTTAAGAATATCGATGAAGTTACCAACCTAGATGAATTTACGGTTGAGCAACAAGGTAAGATTTTTTCTGCTTTTGAAAAGAAAAATCCTACAGCACCTAAAGCGATACCAATACCAAATCCAAATAATCCTGAAGAAATTCTTGGATATGCTATGGCCACTGGAAACGGAAATTATAGAATAGTTGACGCCGCTAAGTCGGGAGATGGATTGTCTCCAGGAGTTCAGGCAAACATAGCTGCACTAAAAGCACGCACACGCCTTGATCCCGGCGATCCTAATTATATAACCCAAGAACAATTTGAAAAAGCTCGCGGTGAATCGTTGAGAACTGCATCTCTTATTCAAGATCAAAGTGGGCTTGATCGAGATCCCGCTGCATTGGATGACGGACCTGATGCAGATGTACCTATTTCAGATCTTAATTCTGAGTTGTCTATCGGAATAGCACAAAGACTATCTGGGTTGACAAGTATCATTTCTGAAACAGGCGAAATAAACATGCAAGAGCTAGATAAAGCTCTTGCCATGCTTAAATCCTCTGCTGAATTAGATGATCGTAATATCTCTGAAATTATGCGGATGCTGAATGACACAGCAAACGACAGAAGAGCTGCTGCCGATCAACGAGAAAAAAGTCGTAATATGGATCGGAGTATGATAGACATAGAAATGGGTCCTGAGAGGGTAGCAGAAAGAGAAGAAATTCTCCGAAGGGTTTCTAGAGGTCCATCCTTCCCCGGAGCAATTGGATTTTAATAATATGGCACTGAGTAGAGAGTATGTAAGCAGAGAGTCAGTAGAGCAGCGTCAAAGTACAGGCATGTCTGGCATGCCAGTAGACGACGGACCTGGCCTTGGGCGATATGGTCTTGGCATGGGTATTGATGTCACTGGAGGTGTAGCTTCTCAAGCCGCTGGTGCCGCACTAGCACCATATACGTTTGGGCTGTCTTACCCAGTATTAAGTTTTGCTGGAGGAATGCTATCGAACTATGCTGCACAGAAGGCCATAGGTAATGAATTTTCTCTGGGACAAATGCTGGGTTCTGGTGCGTTGAACATAATACCAGGTGCTGGCAAATTGGCCGCTACCGCAACAGGAAGATTAGCCATTCCTCAACTTGCAAAATTTGCAAGGACTGAAGCCATCCGTAGTGGCGGAATAGCCGCTGGGGAACGCACGATACAAACCGCTGTAGATGAAGGCAGGTTTCCCACATTTGAAGAGTATTTAACTAGTGCCACCTTTGGTGCTGGGTTTGGTGCGGCGGCAGGTACCGGAATTGGTATTGCTGCTCAGAAAGGTTTGTTCGAGAAAATTTCTAAACTAACTCCCGAGAAGGTTGACGAGAAAGTGGCAACCGACACCAAATACAGAGAAAATCTTCAGAAGGACATGAACGATCTTTTTGGGGACGTTGGAACTCCTGCTGATGGGGTCGAGGGAAGATCAAGATTTATATCTAGAAAGATTGTCAACAACCTAAACAAACCCAAATTAGGTATAAACGATAATATCATAGATAGGTTTGCTGAAGACATATCCAAGACGTTTGGAGATGATGTCGATTTTACTATTGATCGTTTTATAGACGGTGCGAGTGGAGTAAAGGATCCCAAAATAACTGATAGGATTATCAGAGAACAATCTGGAAAAACTGTTATAAAAAGGCCACCAATAACGGCACTTAATGAACTAAAGGGGGCTAAGTTATTTACAAGCAAGTCCGATCCGAAAGCCATCGCATTCAAAAAAGAGATGAAGAATGCATTTGGTTCTGCAAAATCAGATTATTCTCAAAGGGTCAAAGCACATACGTCTAAAATAACAGAAGATAGCGTAGAGACATATGAAGCACTTCAAGCAGCACAAGCCGCAATAAATTTACCAAAGGCCACCTCTGGATTTGGCGCATCCGTTCGTAAGTTGGGAGAAAAGTTGCCAATAGTTAGAAAGCTTGGAGAAAAGTTTATCAGGTTTGTAAGGCCATCCACTAGCATACCAAGGGAGATAGTAGCTCTACTTGAGGAACAAGGACATAAGGTTAAAAAGTATGATGCCATAGCAGCTAGAACGGGTGAGTCAGTTGATAAGGCATTGAGGAGGGCGGAACTATCGGTTGCTGACAGAGAAAGCCTGATAGATGATATAAACAATTTTGTATTAAATGATGTAAATAACATAAACCCTAAGTTCTTTGAATCTGTAAAACAAGATTTGTTTGAGTGGAGAAATGCTGTTCAAGACCTTCAGTATGACCTTCTTGGATTGCTTGGATCTAAAAGATTTGCATTAAACAATGAACTGTATGGCAGGTTAATAGAGGCTATTGAGAAAAGCATAAAAGAAAAAAACTATGTTACAAAGGTTTATAGTTTTTATGAAGATGCTACATTTACCCCAGACACAGGAAAGCTGCAATTGGCAGCATTAAACGAAGAGATTGAACGCCTCACCGCAAAGAAGATAAATGAGAGTCTTCCCAACGGTGAGAAAAGATACAAGACAAAGGGGGGAGCAAGAAGAGCTGCTAGGAAACAAGCTACAGAAGAGATGAATCGCCGGATGGAATATTCGGCTAAAGCAATGAACGACCCCTCTCAGAGGGCCAAACGCATTCAGGACGCCAATGAAATGAATTTCCAGGCGGAAGGCATCTTGGCCGGAAAGACAGAATATGGTCCAAAGATGAAAGAGTTTTTGGGGGAAATAAAAGACCCGGCAGAAAGCATGCGTCAAACTTTAGCCAAATCTGCCAGACTAACCAATGCCTTAAAAGCAGACGAAAAACTTATTTCAATTTTTAGTGATCCAAAGATTCAACAAGCACTTAACATACAGAATAAATCCAGTAAGGCACCCAATCTAAACCTCCAACCTTTACTAACACAAACTTCTTTAGGGAAAGAAACTGCCAATAAGATACTAGTTCCAAAGGAAATAAACGAAGGGTTGCAAGATATATTCTATTCAGACTCTGGTGTGTTAATGAATAACGCTGTTGGTAAATTTGCTTTGGACAATATGTCTGCACTAACGGGTCTGACTAAAATATCTAAAACACTTTTCAATCCCGCATCATATGCACCCAACTTGATAGGAAACTTTGCGTCTGTTGCTGCGTCTGGAATCAATCCATTCAGTAACATGAGAAGAGGTTTTGGATTAGCCTTTTCTGAATTTGGAGGCATTCGAAAAGCTCTCTATGGTAAGGGTGAGGCTAGGTCCGCTTTTAATAAAGACAAAAACAGGTTTGAAGAATTGGGTCTTGGAAGTGGCAACGTGTTAACAAGCGAGTTGCGTAGGGCTGGCAAGGGTGGATTGCTAGGAAACACCATACAGGCCATTGCAGCCCCCTTCAGCAAGCTTTATAATGTTGGTGATGTAACTATGCGTTATGTGAGCTGGAAGGGTACTCAAAATCAGTTGATAAAAGCCATACCAGAACTCGCGGAAGAAGCAAACTTGGGAAAACTTGAGAGAGCTGCTGCGAGAATAGTAAACGACACCTTCCAGAATTACGACAAGGTTCCAGAGCTTTTAAAGAAGCTTTCTCAGATGGGTATAGCCAATCCGTTCATCAACTTCACCGCAGAACTGATGCGGAATATGTACAACCAAGGAAGGTTTGCTTCTAAAATGATGAGGGATCAAAAAGGATTTATGACGGAGATAGGTCTTTCCGACATAAATTTGAGCGAGCAGGCGAAAAGTGGATTGTTCAAACTTGGATTAAAAAGAGCCGCAGCACTGGGCGTCGTCGTTGGTGGTGGGGGTGCAATGATCGATGTCGTAACTAGTAATGCTAGCCAATTACCTTTTGGAAACTACAAAGACCTGAACGAAAACGAGAAGAAAGCGTTCAACGAGACTATTGCTAAATCGTGGCATAAGGGAAAACGAATGGTCATCCTAATGAATGAGGATGGCAAAACTGGTAAATACTTTGACTCAGAATATCTTGTCCCACAGACTCTTCTGTATTCAGCCCTAAGAGCTGGGATGGACGAAAAGGGACTGGAGCTTTTGCCAAAGTTATTAGCTGATAATTTCTTAGGAGAGGGTGGATTTCTTTTACAAGCTGCACCAGCATTGCTGTCCGGAAAGGACCAGAATGGTAGAGAGATCAGTGTAGAACCGGGTATTGCCAACAGGCTGGTAGACAACTTGCAGGAGTTCATTAAGATAGCATTTGAACCTGGAGTGGTACGAGAGCTTGACCGATGGAACAACACTATACGAGGTCAAGAAAATGCACTTGAGATGCTTGATTTGGTAGGCAGATTAGTTGGGTTTAGGCATGAAGAGTTTGACCTAGAAAGAGACGCCGCCAGAAGAATGGCTCCACAAACAACCGCCTTGAATAATGCTAAGGGAATGTTGGGTGTTAGTCGCAAATACGACATCAAGGAAGAATATGACAGAAAGTATTTGAAGCTCAACCAAGACAGAGAAGGGGTGTTGCAGCAGCTTACCAATCATTACGAAAACCTAAAGACATTGGGGTTGGATGATGAACAAGCATTGAATGTGTTAGATGAAACGGCACTTTCTGTTAATGACAAATTTGAAACCATCACTGGGTATTACAGCCCTATGCCTTATGATGAACCTGTAACGAAGACAGAACAATACGAAGCCTTGGGATCCACCCCAAAGGAGCGTCTGGACGCCATAAAGGCCATGAAGGGACAAGTGAACCCCGTGGAGATAAAAAGTTTCGTAGATATACACAAACGCATGGTGAGAAAATCCCTGCGGAAAGGACCAACACTTCCATCTTCACTTGAATTACTAAGAAAGATGAACAAGGAAGAACGCCTCCGACGGTTGACCGATCCCGATGGTCCATACCGTTTAACTCGATCGAATACCCCTCTCATTCGAGAGTTTCAAAGGATCGGGATTATTGACAAAGATATGATCCCATACTTGCCGACAGGCCAGTAAGCATCGTCAGGCCCGACATCTACGGATCGGGCAGTTAGTCATACACAAAAAAAAGGGGAACCCTGTTAAGGGTTCCCCTTGCTATAGGTGGGAAAAGTAAAAAAAACCACCTATGTTTGATGATGACTAAACTAATGAATAAATATAAAAAGCAATTAGATGGGGTCAGAATGGGGAAGTCAAGCTATCTCCAGTTTATTTTCGGAAAGTTCATTTATTCTTTCCTCATAATATCCTACCAACCAGCTTTTCAGCATGGTGCGGTATTCGCTATCAGAAAGTCCATCGCAACGGTACGCCGTGAATATCTCTCCATCGACATTAATTTCCTGCAAATAGTAAGAACACCCACTTCGCTCAACGGTGAGGAGATTGCGATCTAGTGGCAATATGCTGCGATGGTCTGGTCCGCCAATTATGGGACAGATGGACCTAGATATTCCTGAATCAGATGACATCCAGAACTTGGACCACTGAGCCACTTCACCCCACTCAACTTTCATCAGTATTCTTCTTCTCTTTTGATTCAGCGGCCATCTGAGCTTTCAACTCGTCAATTTCGGATCCGGTGATATTCTCCCAGGTATTGTTCACCTTTTCCTTAGCCACTTGGTGGGCGTAGTGGATGTAGGCGTTGGTAGACACAGATGCAAACACATCCAGCACAGATTGCTGGTTGAATGTCCTTTCGATGAGATGGTCTTTAACTTGGTCGTCCGTGATGTCTTCAGGTTTCATTATGTTGGTTTTGGATTTTGGTTTCAAGGAGAGCTAATGCACGCCATGCGACGGCCACATAGTCTTCTTCTAGGAGGTGACGCATCAAACAGTCGTGATGGTCGTTAGATTTATTAAATTCCCAGTGCATGGGTTCGGATTCATCGCAGTGTTTCTCGTTTCCCATATAGGATTGGCGAGCGATCGCAGCGATGGCATTCGGAAACGGTGACAACACTCCAGAGTATATGGGCCACTTCTTACGCTCATCACTGTCCTCTGGCAGCAGCTTAATTTTGTGTTGAGGATCCGATCTTGATATCATATTCGGAGAAGAGTTCGATGTTTCCGTTCCAGTGGTACCCAATTCCTGATAGTGCTTGCTCAAACAAAGCGATCATCTCATCGATCGTCAGGTCGTCGTCTTGCATGGCCACCGAACAGTGGCCATATTGTGTTTCAATTGTGATGGAGGTCATAACTAATATTGTCTTATTCTAATTTCCCTAATACCAAAGTCGGCCAATGCTTTGGCACACGCCTGACAGGCATAATAATGACCATAAATCCAAGCTATTGTGGGGATTATGTCAATGTTCATCGACGTTAATGTGTTGAGTAGCCCTATTTCGGCGTGAATAGATTGGCAAAGATTTGGTTGATCGCCTGAACCCAGCTCCATCCTGTTGCACATTTGTCCATTATTGTCGCAATGGTTGGCGGCTGTTACAAACTTTTCGCCAACGTAACACCCGGCAGCCACCGCTCTTTTATCGCAGGTGCTTGAAGGTGCTACCATCATTCTGAGATGTTCAAACTCTGTCACAATTGGTCTATTGGTTTCAGCTCCTCTTGGGTGGCAACAAACACTTTACCATGACCCAAGTCTTTCATGCGATGCGAACGCATCAGGCGATAGCCCTCCATCGCTCCGACTATGCGGTATTCTGGAAATGTCCCCACGACCAACACATAGGCATCCACAGCATCAACATCCTTCCAGGGGACTACAATGAGCCGACCATTCGGGTATCTGGTAGATTTTACATCGACTCGCGTCCCGTCATGCAAAACAGCATCATGGGTGAGATATTCATCACAATCAACGTCGAGGTCGGGATAGACATTAGCGTATTTAGCAAAGGCAATTTCAGCGGCGACACCATCTAAGTCTATTTGTTCATCCGATTGAGGACCCATACGGCAATTCTTAGAACCATTCCTCTTCGCATTGCGTTCGCGTTCTTTGCCTAAAAATTTGGCTAGCTTTTGTTCCGCTCTGTTTAATCTAATCATCATGAAATTTGACCTCCCGCTCAACGCTCACCTACCAAAATAAAACGCCAAGCGGAAGGGTTGCAACAACGTGTTGCTAAATTATTTTTGAATTTTTCCTGTGTTCGTTCCTTACCCTACGCTCCTCCAAACTTTTCTCTTTATGGCAAGACTTGCAGACCGCCTGTAATCCATCAGCCTCGCAATAGAGGCGTTGTAATAGTTCGTTCCAATCATATTCCAGCCACACCTTATTCTCAAACCCATCGAGTGGAACCACTGGTTCAATGTGGTCGGCTTGCATTTGATTCTGAGGAAATACTTCACCACACTCTGAACAGCGGTGTAGGCGGCACTTGCGACCTGTCTTGGGGTTGATACCATCCTCAACGAAGCTATCCCGGATGGCTCGATACTTAACAGGCCACATAGCCCGGCGAAGGGCGGACATGATAAACGATCGCATCCTAGCAGTGGTCCATTCTCCTCCATTGTACGGCTTCTCAATTGGCATACAGGTCGTTGATTGTGTTGTAGTAGTGATTGGTGGCTAAAGCCTTCTTGAGGTGCTTTAACTGTGCCTTTTCGGTCCACCGTTTAACACCCGTCTGGCATGTTTCGGTGTCGATGATTACGGAGTAGATGGGCAGATTATAATCAGCACAAATCTGCCGCTTGATAATGTCAGCACCGATAGCAAGCTGCATGGCGTCTTTGGGATAGGTCTTTGATTTGGGATCCGCTCCCCTGCATTCCCGAGTTTTGAAGTCAAATACGCATACCTGTCCATCCATTTCGGCAATGAGGTCCATGGTTCCTGCCAACATCAAGTCGGCATCAAATATCATCCGCTCTGCGGCTGTAGGAATCACTTGGTTCTCGTCCATCCATTGCAGAAATGGTCGATAGTACGATGCGTACTTGCTGTGATAGTCGGCACCATCCATGAGATGCAGGATGGCCTGTTCGATTTCGGCGTGGATGCGTGTACCAAAGACACTACTCTCCACTAAACACCCATCGAGATCAGTCCGCATCCCCCAAGACTGCCGCTCGACAACATCGAACGACAGCCCTGGATTGGAGCGGGTGATATGATAGATTTTTTCCATCCGCCAGCGATCCAAGAATGGGTTGGGTGCTATCCCGAGTTTGGTGGTGATAGACACCGCCAAGTCGCCTTTTGCTTTACGCATCTTGGCGAGCGTATCGACCGACTGCAATAGTCGGATCTTTCCATTCTTGTATCGGCGGTAGATGTGCATCCTAGAATGGGGTTTCTTCGTCGCCAGTATCGGCGGCAGGAGATTCCCCTGAAGGATTGGCAGCGATCTTCTCGGCCACCGTGTAGATGGAGCGAGCAAGACGCTCTAGCTTAGAGCTAAACTCCTGCTCAGATAGATCCGATCCCTTGAGAAGGTTACAAGCATTGTTAATACTCATACCTACACGCATCCCAATCTCTCGATCGGCGTTCGCCACTATAGTGCGATTGGCAGCAGGGGTGGCTGAAGGGATGACTCCCTCCGCCTTATCAAATCCGCCCTTGGGCAGACCCTTTTTGGTACGGTTTCCCGAGTCCTTGAAGACTACAGGGCTACCCTCTCTCCACCAAGGGTCTTCTGAAGCTCCGTTGGCCATTACTGTGGTGCCGTCAGACAAGTTGACGACAAATGGGAAATAGGTATTCCCTTGATTGCTTTCCCAGGGATCACCCAGGCGTTTGCGACTTGTTACTGTAATCATGATATTAAAACGGGAGATCCACTCCCAAGTTAGGTTTAGGTTCTAGTGAAAAGGTTCGACGACTTGTGTCAAACCATAAATCGCGATATATTGTGACGCCATTTGCACGTTGTTTTGGGACGTACATTCGACCATCAGGCATCTCATCTGAGACATCCTCTCCGGCCTCTACGGCCTTTTCTTTGGCCTTATTCCGCCAAATCATGACGGCTGCATGGGCTGCCGCACCGATACCTTGGCCCCCCAATACATCCTCCAATTCTGGCACTTGTCCAGACCCAGCCTTTTTAGCATCAGCATGGCAGACCAAAAGCACAGTGACATCATTGTCGATGGCAAACTTAGCTGCATCCTTGGCGATGCGTTCTTGGCCACTCCAATCATCTTTGGCGGCAATGTGCATGAGTGCATCGATGACAAACAAATCCACACCGTATCTACGATGTGCATACAGGAAGTCTTGGTGCAAACTCTCCCAGCTATTTGTTCCACCCTCTACGCCTTCGATGAACCACAGCCTATCCTGAAACTGTGTAAGATCAGATTGGATACTTTCCTCCTTTGGCATATGACCATTGTGCATCCATAACATATTGAATAGCATAGACTTACTGGGTATCTCAAAGGAAGCAATGCAAGACCGTCGATCATTGTTAAGCATTTCATGCATACAACTCTGGTAAAGCCACTGACTTTTACCGTGTCCTGGGTATCCACCTACAATGGTTAGCTCTCCTTTCCGGAACCTGTATTTAAGTTCTGGAAACAGAAACGGGTTGTGTTCATTCTCCTGTTGGTATCGACCAATCTCTTCAGCGAGTTCTGCTGCCATCCCATCGACAGGTTTGAGTGTCTTGGGATCATATGATTCGGCGTTCTCGTAAAGAGGACCGAAGCCATCACCTGCGAGCAGCAAATCGTTGAGATCATTGTGTGGAGACGGGACACGGAGCCGCTTGCATCGAGTGATACCCAGACGTTTGGCAACATCATTTGCTGCCTTCTCTCCGGCTTCATCGTTATCGAAGCAGAGGTAGATGGTTTCGAATCGTTCAAGAGCTTCGTAATCATTCTCGATCCAGCCCATATTTGAACACCCGCTTGGGACAGACAGCACAGGCATGTCGGCCCCCATATCATCAAGTGACATAGCATCTATCTCCCCTTCACAGATGGTGATCTGGTCGGCGGT